GGGTGTACCTAATATACCATATAATGCTCCTGCGCTATTTAAAGCATCTGCTAAAAATGCAGCAAATTTTCCTATAGGACCTTCAGCTAATTCAACAAAGGTCATTTGCATTTTTTCTATTAACTTTTGGAAATTTTGTTGTACATCTAATTTTTCATACATTTCTGCTTGTTCATCTTGATTTAAATCTCTTGCATCTTGAGCTAATTCTTTTAAGGTTTTATTTTGAAAAACTATATCTGATAATCGATTTACTTCCATACCTAATGCCCCTGCAAGTTGTTGTTTTGCTAATACATTCATTTGCATGTATTCAGATTCAGTTACTATATTTTTATTAATTTCATCTCCTAATCTTTTATAATCACCTGTTAAAGCAAATAATCTAGCTCTTTCTAAATTAAGTTGTTTACCTGTAAATAATTCTGCTTGTAGTTCAGCATCTATAGATGAATGAAAGTCTAATAATTTATTACTAGTACCTTCTAAATCCTTCATTTCCATTCCTAATTGCTTAGTATGTGCTAAAGCATCAGCTATTGCAGTTACATTATATCCTAAATTAGCTGCTATAATTCCTGTTATTTTTCCTGCTTCATCTAATAATTCATTAGTTCTTAATCTAACTCCTCCTTCTCTTTCTGCTTGATGAACAGCCTCTCTTGTTTCGTTAACTATAGTTTCCATATGTTTTCCTGAAGATAAAGCATAAGAAGTAAATCTTGCTTGAGCTTGTGCTGTTAGACCTGTTGTGTTTTCTAATCTAGCCATTGCCCCTAATATATCTTTTCTTATTACAGTAGAAGCTGTTCCAAATTCTTTATTTACTTGTGATAATACTCTTTGTGTATCTCTTGAATTTACAACTATACTATTTTGATCATTTGCTGCTTCAGCTAAATGAACTCTTAATTTTCCTGCTTGTTCCTCAGATAACCCAAAAGTTTTATTAAGTTCTGTTTGTAATTTACTAATAACTGTAATAGCATTTATTACAAAACTTATCATACTGGCGGTTCCTGCTGCTGTTAAATTTTGAGTGGTAAATACTTCTTTCATATTACCTTTTAATATACCTGATAAAGTGCCTGTTTCATCTATTTTATCAGCATATTTAGCCATTGATTCTCCTAAAGCAAGATGAAGACCTTTAGCTCCTTCGTTTACTTTATTTTTTTCAAGCATTTTTTTAAGAATACCCTCCTCTACGTCTAAAGCTTCTTCTAAAGATGCTAATTCTTCTTCGGTCATATTCATTTTTTTCAGACCTACTGCTTGTAATTTATTTTCTAATGCTAATCTTTTACCTGTTATTTTATCTATTTCTGATTGGATTGACTTTTTAACGTTTTCTCCTTTTAACATTTTAGTTTGGAGATCTGCATGTTTTTGGGTAGATCTTATAGAATTTTTAATTGAATTTTCTATATCTTGTTTCCAGGTTTTTCCTATTCTTTCTGTTGTAGAACTTAAAGGATCCATAGCCTCAACAGCATTATTTATAGCATTTTTTATAGTATCACCTAATGCTTTAAATTCTTGATGTAAGAGTTTTACGGTTTCTTTGGTTCTTTTAACACTTTGTTCACCGTGGGTATATTGATCTAATGGTTGGTCTTTTTTTCCTCTAGCCATATTATTTATTATTTATATTAATAAATATAAAAAAAAGAAAGATATCTATGATATCTTTCATCTTTTAAAATTATAAACAGAAGGTGATTCTACATTAGGTCTATATATCTGTTTTGAATTAGGTTCTTGACCTTTTCTTGATTTTTCCATTCTTTCATTTTGTTCTTTATTGAACTCACTGATTTTCTGGGTGTGAAATCTTCTTAACCAAATTGGCATGTTATACACTTCTGAGTGTAGGAATCCACCGCCACCATGGAACACTAAATCATGTATTTGGTCGAATATGAGACTTCTATATTGTGACGTCAGGCCAAAAAAACTTAATACCAACGGGAATATCTATTTTCGTGATATTTCCTCTCCTGTCCTCATAATCATATGTTAAGTCGGTGCTCGGTTGGATTTCCTCAATGTATTTTCTAAATGCTCTTGAATCTCTTGCTAAGAATTTTAAATCAACAAATTCTCTTATTGTTTTTTTATCTCTATTACCATCTATAGAAGTAATTAAATGTTTTAATCTTGTAGATCCTTCAATTGAAATATCCTTATTGATTTTTTGATAACCTTTTACTTCAGCTTCAATAGCTTTTTCATCTTTATGGGTTAAAAACTTAAAAGTTATTGGTGTTTTAGATACAGGTAATTCATAATCAAATTCATTTTTTCCTTCTACAACTAAGGATTCATCTAATTCTTTATCTTTAATATCTGATAAATCTATACTTATTTTTTGTCCTCTAAACATAAAATCATAATCAGGACCATATCCTAAAATACGTGCAGCTACTAATAATGCGTTTTTATCTCCTGTTAATAATTCATTATAATCAAAGTCTGTAATTATGAGTGATTCTAATAATCTATCTATTACAGTTCCATTTTCGATAAAGTTTTGATTAGTAAGTATATCTTCTTCTTTAGCAGTCATATACTTCATTTCAATAAATCCTTTACTTAATGGAGAGTCTTTTGGATAAAGTAAACCTTTTGAAGGTAATTTAACTTCCTCTGAGGGAAATTGAAAATCATTTTTTTTCATAACGTTATTTATTTAAAACTAGTTCAGATATACATATATGTAAAATAAAGAAAGCGCTAAAAAATAGCGCTTTTCTTTTTATATAAATAAAATCTTAATAATTTAAGATAGCATAATCCATTACTACAGTTATTGAAATGTTTGCAGGTGTGTCTGATGTCCAATCCATATCTCCAAAAGAAGCATTTTGAACATAAGCTCCTTTTAATATCCATTCTTCAACTACATCACCTACAGGTCCTAATGTTCTTATGTATATGTTCTTTTTGTAAAAATCACTATAACCATCTCTACCTGTTACAGATTCATGTGATAATCTTACCCATTCCATTACTGCTTGTGCTCCTGATGGTGTTACAGGATCATATAAATCTAAAGTAATATTATCCCAATTTGCTTTACCTTTAATTTTTCTTTTCACATTAATATGATCAAGAACTACTTCTCCAAATGTAACACTTGGTCTAGATGTTTTCTTTATTAAGTATGCAGGGACACCTTCAATCTCCATTAAAAACCTATTTTGTAGTTTAGGTTCAAATGCAGTAAACATCATTTGATTTGTATTTAATATCGCCATCTTTTTATTTTATTTTTTATTGTTCTATTATAAATATATAATTTTTTAACTTTTTAGTACCCTCCACCATCAAAAGTAGCTCCTGTTGGTAATACATTGAAATCTAATACTATAAATTCAGCTGTTTTAGTTGGTTGTAAGTATATAGCACCTACTAATTGATTTCTATCTATTACTGTTGGTGTATTGTTTGATTCATCCATTACTACTCTAAAAGCATACAATCCTTGTTGTTGTTGTACCATTTCTAAATAAGGATTAACAATATTTAAAAATCTAGTTCTTGTTTGTAATGTATTTTGTTCAAATACTAAATATTTTGAAGAACTTGCAATGTATTTCTTTATAGTTATTAATAATCTTCGAACATTTATTCTATCTAATGCTGTTGATCTTTCTTGTAGTGTTTTCTGACCCCAAATACAATATCTTTGTCCAGGGAAAGTAGCAATAGGATTTATTTTGTTTTGATATAATACATCTCTTTCAGCTTGAGTTAAACTGTGTCTAGTTTCAATTATACTACCTAATACTCCTCTATTTAAACCTGCAGGGGCAAACCATTCAGCTCCAGCGGCATCTGATTGAGCTATTGCTCCTGGGACTATTACTGAAGGGGGTACTAATGTTGCTCCATTAGCTCCTTGTACTTTTACCCAAGGGTAGTAAGTTGCTGCGTATGATGTATCTAATCCACTTGCATTACTTACTGCAGTGTTTGTAGGAACATCTTGTGTATTTAAATCCATTACATAAAATGCATCTCCTCTTGTTTCACATAAATCAATACCCTTTTTAACAACTAAACTATGTTCAGAATATAATACACCAGGCATTACTAACATATTAATATCATATTGATCTTGATTTGATAAAATATCTAATGCTTTTTTATATGCTTTATATCCTACTGCATTAACTGAACTTAAATCAAATCCATGTAAATTTGTGCTTGATATTTGAGCTCCTATATTTTTCAATGTCCATGGTGCTAAACCATCATCACCTCCTTGGAATGGAACTGTAAATTTAAGTTGATTAGGATGTGGTCCATTCGCTCCTGTTATATCTATTGATTGACTTAATGAGCCAGTTCCTGCAAGTGAGAAGTCATATCCTGAATCTGTATGACCAAAACCATGTTCTACATTAAAATATCCTGCACAGTTATCTGCGGCTCCATTAGGTAATGGTAATAAGAAATTATCATTATCTGGTTCTTTTTCAGCAAATTC